GAGGTTACAATGCCATTTGACCCCGCAACCAAAAGCGTTTCCGCGTTCTCTACAGTTTGAGGCGTTCCAGAATCCGCATTTAGAGTGAAGGATGTGAATCCACCGCTACTGGATTGTTTTAGTATCCCAAACTTGTCATAGATATATAATGGCATATTAGCTCTCCTCTACACCCATTACGATAAAGTCCACAGTCGTTGTTGTTGTGGTTTGGGCGCGTAGCGTATCTCCAGCATTGAGTACGATCGGGTCGTCTATTGTCGCAAATTCATTGTCGCCCAAAGCGAATTTGTAGAAGATTCGGCTTGTGCCTGCGCCCTTTCTTACATAGACAATTAAAGATTCCGTCCCAACGGCTGTATTGGAAAACTTAACCAGTTTTATATATGCAGTCGTAAGGGCTGGCGCGGTATACAAAATAGCCTCGCTTGATGCAACCCGCCCGTTTGTCATAAATGTAGCTATAAAAGGCATATATCACCTACCATTTGATTAACCATAAAGGGACTCTATCTATACTGGTACTGGCTGGTAAATTCATCCATTGACGTAAATCAAGTTGCAACTGTTTCTCGGTGATGGTGGTCATGCCATTGGTCAAAACCCACATCCCGCTTGGAAGAGCAGTGAGCGGTATCAATCCAACCACCTCCGTATAATCGGCGGTATCAAAATTCAAAATTGCATCCTTATCCGACCCCACCACACTACCGAGCGCGTTTGTCGTGGTATCCAGATAGACAACTGCCAGTGCCTTTTTGCCCGATGTGGCAGGCACATTGGCTGTAAAGTCGTACTGCGCTCCCGCAAAAAATTGGAACGTGGTGCCACTGGTGATATACAGGAGCGCTTGCACGCCGATTTTAAGCGTTGGCGTGCTACCATTGCCGATGGCAAATGACATGAGGGTAGTTAGTCGGCTCGGATTTATAAATTTCGTTTCTGGAGTACCAGAATTAAATATGGCGGGATTCTGATTAGCGGCGACCATCCCCGTGAAGTCTGCACCCTCAATGGCGAGTTCACCGTCACGGTCAATAAATAATCTAACCCGTGTGCCATCAGCGACCTTATATTGAGCGTTGGGGTTATGCCTCACGGTAAATGGGGCAGTGTAGATAGGGACTCCTGTATCAGAGACAGAGTTTAAAACCCGAATGTAGACATAACCACGATTTGTGTTGTCGTAAATTCTGCCCGCCCCATCGCCCAGAATGGCGATGTCGCTCTGGATTCCAAACTTTTGTGCAATCCTGCGTTTGAGACTGGCTCTATCGGCTGTATCGTTGCTCATCTAAATTCAAACCCTCCTAAAGATAGTGGGGATACCTTCGCATATAGGGTCAATGTACCTGTCCCCGCCCAATAACCCCACCAGAGGGTAGTTCCATCACACACGGCGATGTAAAAAAGCGTGCCAACACGTATCATTCGGATGTAGTTTGCGGTATTAGTAATCTGTGTATTAAATGCCCACGTTGACCCGCCATCTGACGAATAGGCAATTTTGCGTATCCCGCCAAAACTGAATATGCCAACTATATGCGTCTCAATACCATCCGCCATCGCTACGCAATTGGGTGTTACACCGAGTCCATCGGATACCCCGTCATTGGGGGTGATGGCGGTGGGTGTGCCAGAGACTACCTTCCACACTGATTCACCCGATACTCCCACCGGAGTCGTCACAATGTATCGGCTATTGGTCACGCCATACGCGACCATGCAGATAGGGTATGTGCCTGTGGTTGTACCACCTGTGGCGTCGCTATATGCTCCACCGCCATCAGATTGGCGTACTCTCCCAGCTTGGGCGGCGAATACCCGTGAGCCGATGACCACCGCATCAAAGCCTGCGTCTGAGCTAGGGTTTGTCCCCACTTCTTCGGGAAATGCGAACACCGCACCGCTATCGGTGCTACGGCGTGAATTTGCACGGTTGCCAGAGATTTCAATGAGCGTGATGGTATTCTCGCCAAATGTAGATCCAAAATTATGGACTTTTGCCGATATTAATGTGACAACCGCATTTGTTGTGACGGTCGTGTTAAAAGAGCCTGTACCCGTGGCTAGTAGTTGTGTGGCAAAAAAACGTGTTCCAGCCATCGCATTAGCGGATGCGGTATAAACAATTCTGCCCGTGGTCATATAGAACGAATTAAACGTTTTTTGTATAGATAAAATTTCACTGCCACCCAAGGGTTCGCTTCGCCACGCGCCCGCACTATAGACCCCCGCTTCACCCGGACCAGGGTCTTTTATCCACCCCCCATTGTTGAGGCTAAAATCAATTTGATATGTCCACGTCCCCGCAAACTGATAAATATATATCTCGCCTATTGTGTTGGTTTGTCGTATCAGCCGATAATCCCCCGTGATTTGCGTCCGTGCGTAGTCTACAGACCCAAAAGCGATTGTCTTAAAAAATCGGCTGTTCGTGCCATCGCCTGCCAATACATAGCCCTGATTATTGTGTTTCGACAATTTCCCGTCACGTATTGTCAACCCATCCAGATTGATAGGAGTCGCATCGGCAAATATGGGCGTGGTGGGCAGATTCGTCACCGCATATACTTTGTTTGTTGCCCATGCCATCCCTGCCACGCCAGTTTGTTGGATTTGTTCTTGATTCGTACCCGGTTCATTTGGCTGTGTCTGGTCTGCAATTTCCTCTGGTGTAAAAGGTGGCATGTTTTCTATCGGCGTGTTATCTGGATCTGGGTATGGCAAATCTGGCAATGAGGGCAAATTAGGATAGGGCGACTCAATCGGCATGACAGGGTTTTCGTAGGGTGTTTCATTGGGGGGTATGATGGATACCGTCTGATAACCCTCACCTACTGTCTCCAGTAGAAAATTACCCGTGACAATGGGATAGCCCGTCTGAGGGTCATTGGCGATGGTCAATGATTTTAGCGTCCATCTATCTGCCGATGTGTAAGCCACCCCGCGATTGTTGGTTTCGGCGGGGATGGTGAACGTATACCACTGGCTCACGCTAGGGATGAGTCCCGCGTAAGCCGATAACAACTGCACCGTCATGGTTGTGGGCGGTTGGGCTTCGGCATAGGCATTGGCACATCTGTCGCCGATTTCGTCATAGCCTGTTGCATTAGCAGTCAAAACCTGCCCATTGAGTGCCCCATTTGTATCGCCCTGAGCAGGCGATACGGCAGGTGTAAATGACTGATAGACCTGTAAATAATTGGTGGCTTCGGTGTAAGCTCCCCCAGAGGCGATAAGTTTCCCCAGCGTTGTCACCATATCGGCGCTGATGCTGTATATCACCCCGCCAGATGCATCTACCTGCATGTCGCGCATCCCATACGCCACAATGGTTATCAGGGCATTACGCACCGAAGCTGATTCAAACCATGACTTGCGAGCAGTACGGATTTCGCCACTTGGGGCATACTCAAAAACACGATTTGTGGTATCTAGCAATCTGTTGCATTGCTCCAACACACTGGACTGGTCAAATGTGTAATTGAGCATGACATAGGTGGTTGTGAGGTCATCTAGCGTGAGAGCCGATATGTTAGTCAGTGTGGTATGTTCACTGAGATAGTAGCCAATGGCTCGGCACGGGGTCAATTTCTTTAGCTCATCCCATTGGGTTGGGGATGAAGTGTTCCGTGCGGTGAGTTTGGCAGAGTTGAAAAGCCGTCCCAGTTCGGCTGCCACGCCCTCCACCTGAAAGGTAGTTACGGGCTGATAGGCATCTATGGGGTCAATCGTGCTATCTATCAATTCGTTGCGGAGTCGCCCTACAAACTGGATGTCTGTACCGTACGTAGTAGACAGATTATTTGGTGACCAGACGGTGCAGAAGGTGTAATCTGGTACACTCTCAACCCCATCAAAAAACCGCAGGGTGGCATTATTGCCGTTATCAATGCTTCGCTCAATGGTCGCGCCCTCTGCGCCAGTTGTTACTACACTAGCATAGGTGGATGGAACAACAAATACATGACAGGTGAGCCAATTAGATACCCCATTGCTGTCCGTCACCGTCACACGAGGCATGTAATGCCCTGCGATGGCATAGCGGATGGTCACATCTTTACTGGTGGATGTGCCAATTTCAAATGTGCCACCATCGGCATCCCAAACCCATGTGAAGGTGCTGGTCGCATCGGCATCTACCGCACTGGCAGATGGGGTAAACGCAAAATCGGCTATCCCACTGGATAGCACTTTGACGTAAGCAGATTGCATCCCTGTGACCAGTGGGCGTACTCGGCGAAATGGGATAATAAAATCTTTGAAATATGAAGATGTGTCGGTATACCGAGCAAGTTTGTACCACAGGCGCACGTCACGCACAACCATGATATAAGCATTATCGGCTATATCGGCACTTGTCTGATTAAGGTTAATACTGGTGGCAGAGGCGACTGTGCCCGCACTGTCGCGCCGAGCATAGCCGATGAAGCTGGCGGTGCGTATGTCTGTGGTCGCGCCGATATAAACCGTGTATCCCTCTTTTATAGAGGTGTGGCTACCCACTGTAATCGTGTCATAATTCACAGATGCAAATGAGGTGGTAAATGTCCCTTGATTTACCCGCGCCTGAAAAACAACCGTGTTTGGCGCAAGCAGTACATACTGGCGAGCAGAGTACCCGTTAGCGCGTATCGCTGTAAGTTGTGGGGCGGATAGGGTGATATTAAAGGGCATTTGGGATTCCGATTACGGGATAAGGGTGAGCTGGGTAAATTGCCAACCAAAATTGATATAGTTCCCGCCGATGGGAGCGTCAAGTTCATCGGGTGAGGGAATAGTCAAAACAGCGCTATAGTTGGCGTAGGTGGTTGCCAAATAAGCGCGAGTCCGAATTGTGACCCATGCCGAAAATGACCCCACCAATAGCGTTGCACGGATGTAGTTATACTGGTCGGCTGTGATATATCCGCTCACCCATTGGGTGGATGTAATGCCCTGTCTCCCGCCGATGCCATCCCCATAGAGGACAGGAGCGCCCTCGCGCCATTTGTCGAGGTCGTTGACAGTGACAAAATACACCCCACTAACGGCGATTGCTTCGATGTTTGTGAGTCCTGCGACATTGTTTGCGCCAATAGAAATCTGATTGCTTTGGAATGTCTCTGGCATTATCCGAATCCTAGTTTACGAAGCTCATCGCGCACTTCAGCTGACACTGCCGAAGCGTTACGAGCACCATTGACATTGATGGCAATCGTGTTGGCATTTGTGGTTGTACTACTGCCTGCCCGTCCAATGACACCTTGTGTTGGGGCAAAGCCAATATCTCCACCTCTAGCGCGAGGTGCGCCATCAGCTGTTGAGGTTCTATCGGCAAACTGCTGATACAGCCGTGTTTCAGCCGTAAATTTCTCAGCCAATAGTTTCAATTGACGTGAATAGGCTGTTTGTGCTAATTCTAGTTCACGATTGTATTGTGTGACCCTATCGCGGTTTTCCCGATTAGCCTGAATCCGCAAATCCTGTAGTTCATTCCGATATGCGACTTGGCGTTCTTGGCGTGCTTGCATGGCAGATAGTTTCAGATCGGCTAATTGTTCATCCAATGCGAATCGGCGTTCTTCACGGGCGGCGTCATACTCTCCGCTCGCATCAATGAGTTGCGTGTTGGTATTGCGGTCAAGTTGAAATATCCCCGCAAAATCCAGATTTGAGGCTAAATCCTCACGTTGGCGTTGAGCATCTCTTTGGATTTTTTCAAGATTCCGTTGGTGTTCACGCGCCGATTTTGCCTCATCATTTTGAGTAGTGGTGATGAGCTTTACACGTTCTTGGCTCTCTTTCACCTCGAGGGATTGCAAATCACGGTTGAGTTGCCTACGTGCATCAGACCTGCTATCGTTCAGCTTTTTAGCAATATCCGCTTCAGCATCGGCGTTCTTTTTCGCCGCATCTACTAATTTATTGTTTAGGTCATTAAGCGCATTTGCCCGTTGTTCCATTGACTGCTGTTCTTTGCGAATGTTTTCATCGGCGAGACGTTCACGTTCTTCAGCCAATTCTTTGTCATCCTCAAGCCGCTTTTTATTGGCGTTCTCCACATCTTTTGCTGTTTGAGTGGTAAACTGCGACACCACCCCAGCTTCGTTCCCTAATGCTTTCAAACTGGCTTGCAGTTGGTCAATACGAGCAGTTGTCTCAGCACTTTGCGTTTCGGCACTTTCCAACACCTCTAATTCGGCTTCGATAGCCTGGGTTTGAATATCAAGTTGGCGCAGGCGTTCTCGATTCGATTCAGCCGTGCTTTCGTTGGCAGACGCTTCAATGAGGATGGACTCTTGAACCAAACTGGCACGTTCTAACAAGGATGTGTTAAGGTCATTTTGTGCGGTTGCACCCGTTTGCACAAGCCGTTCAAACGAGTTAGCCTGCGCTTCGTATTCTGCGACAGCTTGGCGACTCGCCGCAATCTGGCTAGATAGCGCATCCTCTTGCGGTGATAAAACCTGGGCGATGCCAGACAAAACGCCGAGCTGTTCCTCCGCCGAGCGATACTGTGCTTCCAGTTCGGTCAATATCTGACGCTCTGCGTCCGCCTGTTTGCGTAATGCCTCAGCGCGTTTATTTGCCTCATCCGCTGTTCCACCTCCAGCCACGAATTGCAGAGCATCGCGCCGAGAATCAATAGCTCTGTTAAGTTGCTCGGCTTGCTTATTAGCCTCATCAATAAAGGCGGCGAAAGCCACGCCGACAGCGGCTATGGCAACCGTTGCCACACCCAACGCGAGACTGGTAGGGCTTATGGATGATAATAACCCACTAAAAGCGGAAGGCAATGATTTAATCTCACTCCCCAAATCCCCGAATCCGCTCACCGCGCCTGTTATAGAGCCAACATCAATACCGTTGCTTAAATCGGCAATCTGGGTCACGCTACTGGAAAGTTTGGATAGGTCTGTATTGCCACCGCCTATGTTTCGACCCGCAGGCGCACCGCCACCCGAAGAAGAGAAGCTTTGTCGGGCTTGTTGTTCAAATGCGCGACTTTCGGCGGCGTTTTTTTGGATTTGGCGCTGTTTTTTCTCGTATTGCTCTTGCTGTTGGGTGAGCGCATCGAGGTCGTTACCTAATGAGGCATACGCGCTACTCGCTCGGTTGAGCGATGCGTTATCTACCTCAAATGTAATTTTAGTATTGAGTGTTTTATCACTACTCACTAGGTTTCTCGCTTGGACTCATCTGCGTAGAATTTTACGATTGTGGCATATTGACAGACCTCATCGTAATAGTCGAGGTCTTGTTGCATTAATTCATCGGGGTCTGGGGGAAATCCTTCAAAGTCACGCAATGCCCATAAACGATACGCCATATCCAAAATGATAGGATGTGTTTTCATTGACCCTTTGGGCAATAGGAGGAGTGGTGATTTTTTTGTAGTTGCCACCACATACGCTTGAGCGCGGTTTAAGACTTCGGTTTTGTATGTATCCCACCAGACCCGTCTGAGTTTGGGTCATTTGGTTCGCCACCCGCCAATAAATCCGAGGCAGATGGCAAAACACGTCGAGTTTCTTTGTACGCTGTCCACCATTGAATGATAACATCAGGTGACACCATAACTTGAAACAACTGCCATTTTTCGGCGGTTGTTTTGCCGTCACTTGTGTCCCAGAAATCGGCTACCGATTGCGCTTCCGGATTTTCATCGTCCAGACACACAACATTGAGAGTTACTCCCAGCATGAGGCACACGAGCAACTCATTGTCTTTCCACTCGGTAGAGGGTTTGCCAGTGAGTATTTCCGTGTCACTGATGAGGATGTTAGTGAGCATGTTGCGGAAGGGAAGCATGGTGAACTGAATTGCCCCATCATCAGAAATGCACGTCCTTGCCGATTTACTCTGTATCTGTATCTTCATCATCTTCCTCTTCTTCAAACACATCCGTTCCGCCCTGCACGACCTCATCCCCCAATTCCCCGCGCAATTGGGCGATAATTGCCTCAACATCCACAGTGGGGTGAATATCTTGTACAACATAATGTGTTGCGTCTAATTGGCGGGTGATGGGGTAAGGTCGGTCTGGCACAGGTAGACCAGATAGGGTCTGCTGTGGGTGTATCCCGCCAATAATACCAATGCGGTTATCCATACATCACCACCTAAATCGCTTCAAAACGGGTTTGGTAAAGCGCCACATGGAAATCGGCATTTGAGCCTGCTGTAAAAACAATCGCGCCTGTGGCGATGGTCACAGATGTAGCCGATAGAGTCGTACCGTTTTTGGTGAGGCTATTGTTTGTTGCACCTGTGGCGGTCGCAAAGATGGGACGATACCCCAACACGTACCCCGTGTCGGCGGCGGCGGCTTTGTGGCTGGTGAAGGACAAAGGATATAGCGCACGGATGATTGTTACCGAGTCGCTCGCCTTTTCTACTTTTAAGCCAGTCGTGGCGCTAAACACACGTCCCGACAATTTGCGCGTAGATGTACTAGGCGTGATAACAAAGCTGGTCGGATTCGGGTTCTCGCCGCCCGCCTGCGATATGTTCCCACGATTTGCAGGGCGCACCTGACAATTGTGATAAATTCTCATCCGCCATTCATCCGCGCCATTTGTGGTGTTGGTGAAACGCTGACCAACCATGACAAAAAAGCGAGGGAATGTGGACTGATTGATGTTTTCTGCGGTCTCTGCAAACCCATCCACCTCCACGACATCCAGCACGGAGTTATTCAGCAGTGGGATGAGGCGCTCATCGTACTCACTTAATTGAAATGTAGCTGTCCCCAAACTGTTAGTCCCAAGCGTGGTCTGCGAGATAACACGCTGTCCACCGAAATTGGTCAATGTCACCTCAGTGGGGGTTTCTGGCGTGAAGTCAATCAGACTGTCAATATAAAGCGGTTGCATGGTTGTCGTATTGGCGATGGTCTCGGTATCGGCAACCTGTCCCACGGGATAACCGTTGCTATCCCGCTTTGCGATGAGGATATAATATGCCCCCGCGCCCTGTCCTCTGGATACTGTTAGTGCCATTTTATTATGTCCTTCTGCTAGTGCGCGTCACTGTTTTTCTTTGGGTGAACTCGCGCAAGGTCTTTTCGTAACGTTTATTGAATAATTCTTGAAATGTGTCATACCAAAAGACAACCGTGTCTTGTACGGGTTGCCAGCCAGTGTTGCGATGGAACTGTTGCATCGGCTGTATCGCCTGCTTTTGCGATTTGAAATTGATTCCGCCAACCACAAACGGCGAGTATGCTTCGGGATTAGTGACAGCCAGCACGTATTTGCCATTGACCATCTTGCCAACAATCTTCCACGAGGCTTGCAGTTTGCCCGTCCGTTTTGTAGGGATACCTCGTCCAAATCCTTTTGTAGCAAAAAAAGCGCGTCGTTGCTTTTCGCTTGTCCACTGAATTGGATATTTGACTTTTGGCGGGGTGAAACGCAGTTCATCTAAAAAGTCGGGTGTGATTTCACGGGTGGTCTCATCCCCAATTTCTCGGACGAGTTTTTCAAAGCTGTCTACGAATACTTTTAGTTCATCCGCAACTTCGATTTGATAGGTCAGTTTTGCGGTAATCATAGAAATTTTCACCGTTTTGAAACTACACCACTTGAGTGGCTGTAGAGGAAAACGGTACTCCTCCCGTGTAAATAAATCGGACATTTAATTTGCTGGTCAGAATAGGCTTTTGCAAGCTACTCCCTTTAAGGCAGATAGTTATGGCGGGCTAATACTCGTTGTATCCTTTACAAGCCGATGTTGCCATTCCAGTGTGTAAAAAGACCCGACGACATTGGCATCGCCTTGTACCTGACCATCGAAACGCTCAATACGTGTGAGCCGTGCGCTATCTGGTACATAAAAAGACTGGATAGCGGGGTAAGTGGCTGTGACGAAATTTCGATACCGCATAAAATATGAGGTGATGGTCATCATATCTGCAAGCAATACTGCTTCGAGTTGGCTGTCATACCCACTCATAGACGGGCCGCGGATGAGGAGCATGTCCACCGCAAAGGTTAGCCGGCTATCTGCTGTGTTGATTGGGTTTAATGATGTGGTACGCGCCAACGTAAGCCAGTATGGGTAATTCCCCGCACCATTTCGCGGGGTGTAGGTGGTAGCCGATGTCGGAATAATCACCCGTTGAATCTCAATTATCCGTTTGATGTAATTGTCTAGGTCTGGAGTCGAAACTTGATATGCCATCGTTACCCCCCATAGACCCCGCGGGCATTGCTGATGGTGTACATTGCCACGAGTTCGCGGGCTTCATCAGGTATCTCAATCGTCTCGGTAGCGTTTATACCATCAAAACGCACGCGCTCAAACTTGCCCCGCGTCTGGTAATTAAATGCAGTAATCAGGGCGCACGCCCTCACGATTTCGGGTTGCACATCGAATGTGCTGATGCTTGCACCAGTGACATGTGCTGTCGCCGTTGTGCCGTTATAAGCCCGTACCACGGTGAGGACGTTGGTAATTGTGTTTACACCCATCACTGCCATATACTCAGCGCCGATGCGGATCATCTGCCCAACGTCAAAACGTGGGGATAATCCCCACGCATTTGCGCCATCGACATCCGTTACCGTCACGCTAGTCGCCGTTGTGGTTAGTGGGGTAGTCTGCACCGTATCGGCGCTCCCAATCCATCCCACCACATCATATCGCTCTCGATAGCACCACATCCCGTCTATTCTTACGGCTTGTCGCCAATTGTCTGCATAGTTAGTCCATGTGCTATCTGTCAAACCTTCTAACAACATGGTTGACCGTTTACCGCGTGGATGATAACGCCAGTCTGTATCGAGCACTAACACCTTGCCCGCACCGTCTGTCAGCGTCACCACATCGGCTATCGAAGCGTTCAGAGAAATGGCACGAGTCCACCTGTCTATATGTTCGCCGATGCAATCAAAATAGCGCGTTTGGCGGAGTGGCGCGAATAGGTCATGCGTCATCTCATCAATTCGGGATGTTACCCGCCGAGCATACGCCATGAGGCGTGCGCGGTTTTCTGCCAATATAGGCGCGTCAATATTCTGGTCGCTGGCGATGATTTGGGCTTCGAGAGCCGATAGCGTGGCGTAGCTGTGTACCATTATTCCTCTAGTGTGACCATGATGGTGGCATCAGCCGTTGCACGGATAATTTGAAATTGACGGACGTTATCCGTCCCTGTGAGAATCAACTCAGATGGGGCGGGGAGTAGATGCCCCACTGTGTCAGTGGGCGCAGTCCCATCGTACCGATAACGTATTGGCTGAGTTTCAACAGTGATGCGGATGCGATTAGCGCGATTGACCTGCTCTTGTGTAATACCAGTAAATGCCTCAAGCGTTAATGCCGTTGTCGACACTGTTTGAGTTGCCATGTGAAAAGCGGTGAACGCGGTAACTGCCATTTTCTTACCTCGTGATATAGGAAAAACAAACAGTTGCAAGACCTGCGCTCGCATCTGCAACGGATTGCACAAAGATGGCAGTGACAGTAGTAGGTGAATCCAGTGGCGCATCAAACAGGCGTGCCACTTGCATCCCTGTGACTAATTGTGTGGCGGTGTCGACATTAAGGTCGTTTGCATAGTAGTTAGCAGTCCCTGTAATGCCGATGTCGAGCAGGTCTGTGCCAGATGAGTTAAAAGCGGTGGACACGTTGACCGTGATACCCACCACAACCGCACCTTCTGGCAGAGTGAAAAGCGATTTGGCGGTGGTGTCTGTATGTGCCACCGTCCCATATTTGACAGCCGTTGTTCCACCGAAATTCGGCGGGGCAAACTCGTCACTATCCATAACAAACGACCCTGGTGGGTTAAATGGTTGAGTCATTTACACACCTCCCTAGGTGATTTTCTTGGGCGCGATAATCTGCACACTGAATGGGATGGAGATAGTGGCACCTGCGGCAGTAGCCGTTACGCGCAAATAGCGAGCAACGCGCTCTAGTTTCACGGCAACCGACTGAAACGAAGCGCCTGCATCAGTCACTTGTGTAAAGGTAGCCGCTTCGTTTGTGGTGGGGCTAAACAAGGCATCCGCAGGGACGGCAGACCCAGCGCCAGAGTTTGCAGTGTTTTCCAACACCGTAATATCCAGCGTATCGGCTGCAGATGCGGCACCACTATTCAGGATGATAAGCAGATTACCTTCGTATATGCCGACATCAATCCAACTGGATGTGATGGGCGTGGTGTTAACAACGGCTTGGGCGGTGATAGCGTTTACTGCAACGACTTCACCGCCAATAAGATGGCTATACATAGTTTTTTACCTCTCTATGTTATATGTGACGATGGCGCGAGCTATTGCCCACGGACACCAGTCAAGACTTCAAAGGCTTGGGGGTATGCAACAACAGAGTCAATGTACATGACGGTCTGTACAGACAATTGGCGATGGGCAAAACGATATTCAGTCGAAACATTGAAAACGATGTCTTGCCCAACACCCATATACAAATATTGCCAATCACCGAAATAGGCTTCGGAATTGTCGCTGGTACTGCCCACGGTCTGGTTCACAGGGATTTGTGTGGTGCTATACAGCCCATGCCCTTGGGTGAAACGTTCTGCGGGAATGAGTTGCCCTGTGGTGTCGGTGGTGTTTTTCACCAAGAACTCGGTGCGCGGCGCAACGATAACGCCCCATGTTTCGCTTGGTGGCACATTATCCTCGTGTAGACGTCGCCAAGCATTGGTGAAATCGGTTGCCGATGGCGTTTTACCGTTTGTGCCAAGAGATGTGACATTGACATTGGGGGTATTACGCACACCGAGCAGTTCGCGCCCGTCCGACCCCGCAGGCTTACCACCAGACCCGCGCAATGCAGATTGGTCAACCAGCAAACGAATGCTCTTCTCCATGTCATTCATGACAATATTTTCGAGGTTGAACAGGCTATTTTGGAGCAAGCGGTTTGGGATATAGGTGAAAGCTACCGCTTCGCGCAGTTGCAATGTCACTCCGCCGAATTGAGGCTCACTATCAGGACTTGCGATGCCATCCGCCGCCCAATATGCAGTCGTGCCTTCAATCATGCGTGGGATGGTGACGGACTCGGTATTAGTCATAGGATAAATACGGGCACCCGCTTGGACAACGGCGGTGCGTGCGTAAAACAATTCCAGCAATTCATCGGATGTTTCACGATTCGCCAACCACCCCCCCAAAGCACCTTGTCCGTATTGCATGGCTTTGGTAGCCGATTTGAAACCCAGACTGTTCAATTTTCGTGTGTTTTCTTCCGCCATCGCAACGATGCCTTGTGTGACCACGGCTTTTGCGGACAGCCGCTTCACAGGTGTACCAAAACCGCGACCACCGCTACCGTTACCGCTACGGGAGCGGAAACCATCTACGCCCATGGTACGGGGCGAATTGGCGTTTGTGGTATAGGGCATACGCCGATCTACAGTGGTGGAATTTTTCATTGCTCCCATCACGGCTCTGCCTGCGTTTTTCATGGATGCGGTTGCCATAATCGGCTCTTCCACGAATTCTTCCATCTCGATTTCCACACCGAGCGATTCAAGGGCAGATGCCAACACTACGCGCAATTGCTCATCGGTGGGTGGGTCTTGCCCTTCCATTGTGAGGGCATCACGCAAAAGCGCAACATCTTCCTGCGATTTTACCGCTCCCTCATCTTCTTTTTCTGTGCCGTCCATTTTGACGGCTGTAGCTTCTAACAATGATTGGATTTTGGCTACCACTTCTTCCAGTGTTGCCGTTTCTTCCAATCCAAAAAGAATCGCCAATTGTTTCAATTCCATGATGGTATTGTCCTTATCATTTTGTGGTGGGGGGTTATCTGATGTGGTCGGTGTATCGGCGGAAGCCTCACGCTTCCCTTGAGCCGATTTCAGCGCGTTTACAACTCCCGTGAAAGTCACGGGACCTAGACCGGGTTCTGCGGGGTTTTTGGTCAACGAACACCCCGCCAAGTACCATAGCCCTATATGGCTATCTTCTGGGTTATAGCCAGCATCTACAAAATGCTCGATGCTATCTGTGCTATAAAACAAAACGCCTCTTTCAAGTTCCGAGACGATTTCGCTAAAGTGGGGAGATTTAGGGTCTAGATCGTGTTCGAGCCAAATCCCATGCGGGTACACATCGGCTAAAGTGCGTTTCCCGATGATGCCGTATGCACCGTCATGCTCATAAAACAATGGTGCATTCTGGTAGTATTCGAGGGCGGTCTGCGTGTTCTCATCGAAATAAGTTCGGGCTTGGCTGATGTCAAGGTTATCGGCATTGCTGAATAGCATCGCCCAACCCGAAACGGTCACAATGCCATTGAGAGCCGATTTAAACCCCAACCTTGTGAGCATGTCCTCACGCCGAATAGCTCCCCATGCGGCGAGTTCTGCTTTTAGAACATCGCTTGTCTGTTCATAGGTTGCTTCGTATGTCCTGAGCCACAACTCCCGCGCTTCGTCTGGAAGGCGTTGAACGGGGAATGGGAGCTGGTCAAGTGGGGTAGAGAGATTAAACATGAGCATCCTCATTCAACAGGTTATCGGGGTCATGGACCCCGCTTATATGTGTGTGTTTTCCAGCCGAAGCAACGACAGGGAAACGTCCTTTGGCGCGACCTGTGGTGCGTACTAAGTTGCACGCACACTTAAAGCCCTTGCACTCTAGTTTGTCGGATTTGGGGACGAGTCCACGTTTCACGTATTCTTTCATGCGGTGCTTTTGTCCATTGAGAGCCAGACACGTTCTACAGTGCTCGGCGTTACCCAACACCCATTCGTAAAGCCCATTCTTATCAGCACTCGCCAGACCAGCTTCATACATGGGGTATAGTGACTTGTTAAACCACATCTCAGGCTTACCGTATGCCATAGCATCCGATAGTCCCTCTTTGAATACCTTATCGGCGAAGTTAGTGACATACGCGCTTTGTTGAGCAATGATGGCATCCACAGCTTGAAAATCTTCTGTGTCCATATCCCCATCTTCAATGCCACCGTCAATGAGTCCATCACGGTAAGCACGTCTACCGTATTTTGCGATGATCGCCCGCACGAGCGTCCCGAATCTGCGCCGATTAAGCCCCCCGTTTCGACCTTCTGCTAAGATGTCCTCAAAATCGCTTTCAAAGTTGAGGCGGGTAGACTGGATAGACTTTTGGCTTAACCACGCTTTCGCGTTGGCGAAGATGATGTCTGGGGTGTCATCCGTTTCATCCAGCGCTTTCTCGACAAACTCAACGATATCTTGCCGAAGGTAATTGGGCGCAAAGTCGCACTTGCGTTCTTTGCCCGCTTTCTTTTTCCATGCGCGTAATTCGGCATAGTGAGTATCAGGTATCCAAGACTTGCTCCCCATCGGCGTTTTCAGGTCCTCTACTGTGGGGCGCTCGGGGAATACAGGCACAGAGTCGTCTAACACCGATGGGGCATGTGCTTCGTTCTCTGGTGCAAACGCACCGTTCAGTTTTTCCCACATGGTAGTTGCTGTTTCAATCGGGACAGGTGCATTGAGAGCTGGGCTATAGACCATCTTATCCAATTGCGGAATGACTTCCTCGCCCAATTGTCGTTGTGCCTCGCCATACGTGATAAGCCCCATCTGTAATTTTGAATTTACGACATTGACCCGACTCGCCATGTCCTCCTTGAGAAATGGCACAGCATCAAAATCTGGCTCAACCGTGTAACCTTCGTCAAAATCAGAGGCGAGTTGCTCGGTGAACGCATCGGCATACCAGAGTGCTTGCGGGACTAGCCATGTGTGCGCCCAAGAGCGCCGAACACCCTCAAATTGTGCATAGTTGGATGCCGATGCAAACAGGAGTTCGATCGGAATTCCAAAGGCGATAGCCACTTGTTCGCGCACTTGGTCGGTGAGATGACGTGTATCTAAATCGCGGAAGGGTGGTTGGAGAGTGACAAATTCCCATCGTTTAGGACTAACGAGTGTTCGTCCTGCGTTCCGAGCACCTTGCACGATTGACCGAAACAGGCGTGTAAGCATATCAACATCATTGTCGTTGATTCTGTTTGCAGTATCTGAAGTTGGTTGCACAAACGTAGCAGGGATAGCCATATTGCGAAACACTGCATAGATGGTCTGAGCAATCTCGGTGTCGGCAGAAGCCGATGCAAAAGCAACCTCTGTGGGGGAGATGCCGTCAAAATCATCTGACAAGTCCAGTAAATTTGAAAACACGACTTCATCTGGATAGAGGTATCCACCTGTCTCATCTTGCGTGTGACTGGCTGTGACACGGAAGCCCTTTAGACCTCGATAATTATCAGCATCCACCATATAGCTAGTGGGATTCACCCACTGCAATTCAATTGGGATGTTCAGTGCGTTTGTAGCTTTGTGGAACAGGTTATAGCCAAATATACAGGTAGATAGTTCTGCCCGTTTCATTTTGTCTACATAGCCCGACCTACGGTTGAACATACGTGGCAAAAGTCCGTTTGCGATTTTTTCCCCGTTACGGTCTTTTACAATCATTGGTACTTGACTGATGTTCACGGCTCGAAAATTAATAGCGGCGTAAACCATGACTGAATAGGCATATAACTCGGCTTGTTCTTTCCTACTTATGCCCTCAAGTCGGAATTCATCCAACGGATTAAACATCTTCATCCCCATGGGGGGAGAAGCGAAAGGATTATTTAATTGTTCGTTTGGGATAAAGCGCCGATTATTCAATATATATGGGGGTTCTCTTAGTAATCCTACCATGTAATGCGGTTTGTCAAGTACCCAAAAGCTATAAGCGTGAACTTATAGCTAAATCTAGCATTTCTTCTCACTTATTTTTAATCTAGCGTTTTGATGGTCTGCCAAAACCGCCTATACTAGCCGTCATAGACCTGACCCGCGCTAGGTGAGGTCTTGATTGTCTCTATCACAACGTCCAACAAACCCAAAGCCCCATTACCAACCAAGACAGCTGGTTATGGTCACCTCGTCAATGTTATCCATCGGGTTATGTGTGCATGACACTGGCTTAAGCACTCACGCCTATTTAATCATGCACCGCAGAGTATGGGACTGGTGAAGCATCCCATAGTGCCTATGTATTCGATGGTAACGGAGTCTTTGCTGGCTTGGACTGGTCAGAATAGGCTCTTACAAGCCACTCCCTTTTAAGGGAGATGGTTGACGTTTACCACGTCTTGACGAATATACCCACTACGAGAGCCGATGCGGACAGATAGCCATACCTTTGACTTATCGTGACGGTCTGGGATTGCGCCATCCACCCCAATGAGAACCGATGTGTTGCGATACACCCGTGTAACGATGGATGCGGTAATATCGGCTGTCCGTCTCAAATTGACCCATAGCGTGCCTTTCGGGGATAACCGTGCCGATTGCCACCGCTGAGGCGCGACTGGTTGGGTAGGTGGGGGGAGAGATGTGCCACCTCCAACCCCCGATACAAGTCGCTCGTGAAATTCGGTGTTGCCCGCGTAGTCCTGTCCAAAATCCCCAAATGAACCATACGCGAAAATTAGGATGCCCTCGACATTAGGCGGGTAGATGTTATCTGCCCATTTGATTTGTTCCGCCATCGCCTGCCCATGTGTCCATTGGGGATAGATAGCGCGATACAGGTTTTTGAGTGACTCTGCACCGTCCAGCCCGTTTTGCCCCGCCGTTGCTGTATAATGGGCTTCCATTAACCGATAAAAGTCTTGGGGGATGTCTGACATTTTGCCCCATCCAAATTCAGTGATGACAGTTGGAATCGGCTTAAAACCTAATTGCTCGGCGCGTAGGTTTGTCACCCAATTGGTGCGGAAGATGTGCCATGTGGTGCGGGGGTTGATTTGAGAAGCCGATGCCCACCGTCCAGGGTGCATGGCAGAAACGTTGTAGGGTGTCACATCTACCCAAGAGGTGAAACCTACACCCAATGGCAAAGCACCCCATGTATAGGCATGTCCACCGTAGTACATACCCGCAGTCTCTGCGATGAATCGGATGAGTTTGTCGTACACGCCTGCCTCTGCCCAATCAAGCCGCTCATTGGCGGGTGGAAAATTCCCCAATACAGCGCGGTATCCCTTTGCGTGAAGCAATGCGCCAACCTCTACGAGCCAATCGCAGAGCGCACGCATTTCATCGGCTTTCGCAACATTCGGCTCATTCAACACATACTTGACGGTGTTCTTAGCTCGACTATTGCGGATGAGCGATTCGACATAGCGCGAGGGCGCGACCCACGCTCTATCGTCGCGCCACACGTTGCCTTCATCACGTCTACCATCCATGTGGGTGAGCCGATGAATTACATTCGCACCCGTGATAATTGTTTGCTGGGCGAGAGTGTCATCATTTATCACCAATGTCCACGATGAACGCAGACGAGCCGTTAGGTCTACAAAATAGGGTTTGTTGTTGATACCAGTCTCTAGGGCATTAAAGCCAATGCGTGAGCGTGTTTGATTTGACATTTGATGTACCTTTATGGTCTATGAATTGCCGATAGAATCACTGTACACCAGTTTGCGGGAGGCATTTGCAGGGCAGGGCAGGGTAACTTTGAGCGTTGCAAATCTATTTGAAGTGGTGGTACTGTGTGGGTAAAGCCTCTGGGAGTATCGGTTAAATCAAAGCCGATTGAGTGGGAAGGTAGGGCATAAAAAGCAATGTGCATATTTTGCACATTGCTTTTTATCTGGTTTAGATTGTAATAGATGACTACTTATATCCTGATTTCTACGTAGTTATTTTAAGTCTAAAAATCGGCTTTTTAAGAGACGGTTGAGGCACACTCTCGCCACGCACCAACATCGCCTCAATATAATCTATCCGTGCATCGGCGAGTTCATGCAATGCATCTGCTTGAGTACGCCCTTGCGCCTTACAGCCCGGTAGTTCTGGATGCTTGGCTACCCAGATGAGACTGCCATCACATAAGATATCTGAGTTTAACACCACCACATAATTATATTGTGAATACCGTTTCGCTTCGTCGCGGTATAAATTCATAGATTTTTTCACCGTTTTGAAACTACGCCACTTGAGTGGCTGTAGCGGAAACGGTACTCCTCCCGTGTAAATAAATCGGACATTTAAAATACTGGTCAGAATTTGCAAGCCACTCCCTTTAAGGCAGGTGGTATCTGACCAGAATGGGTTTTTACAAACCACTGCCCTTTAGGGCGGTAACGTGGACACTATACATTAAAAGCGTCCTTTAGAATATTTGCAACAATGACCATTTGGTCATTATTGGCACGAATCGCGGTATCGTTCATACTATAATTTTTGGAATGGTCGAATCTCAGCGTGAATATCCCTTTTGTATTGTACGATAAACGATATCTATCGTGGTTTAGTAACATAGCAATGCTCTCAACATCGTAATTACTCTTGATTGCAAAAGTAATCTGCACTGGTGTATTACTTTCCGTAATAAAACGGATACTCCCGTATGCAACACAATCTGGAAGGCTATCGTTTCCTCCAAATATATACCATCTCGTAAAATTTCGCATGTAACCCTCTATCGGCGCTTACGCCCACTCAAACCCGTTTTGACAACCACTACCCGTACAGATTTTTTACCTGTCATATTGTCCGCGCCCAAGTTTATCCACTCTAATCCCTCGCCACGTTTCCCCATGACCTCGCGCAAGGGTAACTTGTGGTTTGGATGATGTATCGGCTCATTAGCCTCATCCGACTCAGACTTGATTTGTGCTATGACATCCGTCACAAAAGCATCTAACTGTTCCCCATCTAATGCCCTCATTGCTAAAAATCTCCATCGGCTTAATCTCGAAAAATGCGCGAATACCGTATCCTCAGTGGGACGCAGACCACCGCTATCCGCACCGCACTCCATCCATGCAACATGCGTGTTCCAGACATTATCATCGGCGCAAGCGGACACTGCCATGCGTGCCGATTCTGCCTCACGGTTTATTTTGGCAAATACAGACTCGCGTTCTTCCATCATGCCCACCTTTAGTCTCAATAATTATCAACATCTATTGAGGGCTTATAATTACCCTCATCCAAAACGTGGCGTACATATAATCCGTCACAACAACAGCGACCCCCACCCACCCCGCATTTGTGCCAGTGTCCCAAATTTCGTAAACCGTGCCTTTGGGGAATAGGTAACGGGTGCAGACCGCATCGGCGCAAGCATAGAAATAAGTCGCCTCTGCCAATGTGTGTTTAATGAGCGCGGGTGCAGTCTGCAACACCTCACGAGTAGGTGTCGGGTCATCCACCAGTGTGGTGGACACGGGAGACGCGAAAGAAGCCGATGGTGTCACAGTAGGCGTGTGTGTTGCGGTTTGCGTCTCTGTCATCGTTGCAGTGGGCGATGGGGTATCAGATGGCGCTTGTGTAGGTGTATGGGCATCGGTAGACGTGAGCGTATCGACGGGCGCGACAGTGTCCGTCTCTATTGGGGTGTCCGTCTCTATCATCGTTGCAGTGGGTGATGGTGTAAGTGTTGCCACCTCGATAATGCCCCAACATCCACAGAGCAGGAGCGCCGATACGATTAAAACAAGTGAATTTGTGTGCAGTATTCTGCGTTTCATTCTGCCCTCATTTTGCAACCATCAATAAATGATATGGTACAACAAGTCTCAGGAGGCATTTGCTAGAGGCACGCACCAGCTTACTGTTGGGTGAAGCCGATGAGGAGTGAGACCTATATGAGCCGATAAGAAAATGTCGCGCCATGATTGATAATGGCGTGCCATGCCAAAGCGATGCTCATCACACAATCATCGTGTAACCCTTCTGGGGAGCTATATTGAGAGCGCCCCGATACCCCGATGCGTTGCTCGTACGCCATAAATTCGCCTTTGATATATTCGTCATCAATGAGGGTTATCTCACGGCGGTCGAATGCCAATACAAGTGACTCTATCAAAACCGGCTTACTAGATGCTGTGGTCTCAAAACTCTCCACAGGTAGTCCCTCGCGTTGAAGTGCTTCGATGTTTGGCGAGCCGATAGAGTTACTCTCTGCCACTATAACAGACGGCTTCCACCTTTCATAAACCGACTTTAACCGCCCACGTTGAAGCGCCCAATCTACCCCATTAAATCGCTCATAGTAGACTAGTGTGCGCGTGTTAACATCCATCACTGACACCACCGTATAATCTTTGACTTTTGCCCAATCCACCCCCATAACGAAGTTCCCTTGATACGCTGTAGTATGGGGCTTGGCTATACAGACCTCGTCTACATAACGGAATACCGCGCCTGTGCCTTCTAGGAATTGGGCTAGAATCTCCTGCTTGTAATCATCATCAGTCATGTTTGCCACAAGGCGGTCAAGCGCCGATTGTGGGAGATGTGGATTCGTGTGAGTCGGAAAGTTCCATGCCTGCCAATCGGTGTTGTTGGGGTCAATGGCATCTTGGTACAACTGAAAGAACCAATTGCGCCGTTTGGGAGTTGAGATAAATACAGCCGAGCCGTCATTGTCCGCCAACATAGGCGCTCCCACTGACCGCCACGCACTTGGGTGCAAATATGCACATTCATCGAGGACTAAGAGGTCTGTCCCACTCCCCCGAAGCGCGTCCGGTTGACGACCCGTTTTTACACGGATTTGCCCATCGCCGATACGAAGGATGCGCCTCACCTCATTCTTGTAGAATAGATTGGTGTCTTGCAATGGAGAGAGCCAGTGCTTGATATACTCCCAGAATACATCAGCCTGCTCTTGGCTGGTGGATGACAGCAAGACATTTTTACCGTTCAAAACACCGTTATTAAATCCGTGCTTTTTGTCCCCGCCAATAGCCATGCGGGATGCCATCATCGTTTTGCCCGCCCGCCGACCCGCACAAATGACCTTAAATTTAGCGGGATGAACGGCAATTTCCTGCTGGAGCGGATAAGGCGTGGGCAAAACGATTTTGACACGGGTATTATCACTCATAGAAAATTTTACCGTTTTGAAACTACGCCAACGAGTGGCAGTAGCGGAAAACGGTACTCCTTTCGTATAAACAAAGCGGGCTAAATATCCCCGAAGGGAGAGGATTTTGCCGTAAGGCGGGCATCCTCTGACCCTCGCCGCTTGCGCGGGTTTATGGTCACCTCGTCACTGTTATCTATCGGTTTATGCACATCACACTGGCTTAACCACTTATGCTTGTTTAATAATGTGCCGTAGTGTTCAGGGCTGGTGAAGCATCCCATAGTGCCTATATATTCACCCGTAACGGAGTCTTTGCTGGCTTAGACTGGTCAGAATAGGCTTGTTACTAGCCACTACCCTTTTAAGTGAGATGGTATCTGACTGTCCCGCGCATCCTCATTCACAATTTCAATGGTGACCTTATGGCTTTGGCTTCCATCGGCATTATTGCCCATCGTGCGCCGTGACCAATCTTGCGGGTTTCGGCGTTCAAGCAAAGTCATAGCGGCAGTCCAGTTACCCTCTTTGATGAGTTTGCCAGTTTCATCATATTTAGGTAAAGCGGCATCAACAATCGTGTTTACAAGCCCTGTCTCTAACGTCAGGTTTGCTCTTTTTATCCTCTGCGAAAATTGCGTCAGCAAAGTTATTTGATGGTCATATTCTTTTTGCCGATGAGAGAAAATAGTATCCGTTTCGCTTTTTCTACGGCGTGGCGGTTTCGGCATATCGGCGTGTTCCTCCCCCACTTCCAATGCTTCACTAATTCGCATCCAGTGATAGAAAGTGGTTTCCGAAATGCCTGCCATCCCGCAAGCAGTTCGTTGCGAATTGCCGTTCATAAGTAGGTTCTCGATATTTTTTACAAGTCCCTCGCCTATGATTGGCTTTCGTCCTACTACGTGTTTCTTATTTGGGGCAGGCATCTTTGTCATCCTTTACTCTTTAATCGCTATCCATCCGACAAAATTCATGTAACGCCAAAAAGCATCTACTTGTCGGAAGCCTGCGCTTACCAGCAACTCCTCATTCCAGCGTGCCGTCACTGGCACCAGCACGCCTTCAAGTGATAGACGTTTTCTGTCTATCTGTTCTTGCGTATAGCCGTTCTCACGCTTCAGGTCGTGGTATTCACGCACCAACAAGCTATCTAGCTCGGCGGTTGCGCCTAACACCTTCTCCACGAGGATAAATACCCCGCCCTGTATCAGTGACTTAAACACGTCACGGACGATACGGTGACGGTACTCAATCGGCGTGAATTGCAGTGTCAACACCGATAAGACCACACTGGCTTGTTCAACAGGTCGGCGTATCCGCAAATCCTCTTGGCGGATAACAACGCTCTCATTGCCAGCAAAACGCGCACGCGAGGCGAGAGCCATCGGCTCGGATACCTCAATGCCCATGTACCGATTCGCGTCACCGAACCTTGCAACGAATGGCGCGAGGGCTTCACCCCGCGAACATCCTAAGTCAATTACCCATGTATCGGGTGCTACAAACTGTGAGCCGATGTCGAACACAGCATCACGCATTACATCCAATTGGGGGATGGAGCGTGCCAGCATGTCATCAAAGACCTGCGTCACACTGCCATCGAAATCCCATCTCCCATTGGGGAGAGTATTATCCTTCATTTTGCCTTCAGCCTTCCTTCATTTTGTTGGGTTACACTATAGATATGACAAATCACAAACCGAAGAGGTATGGAAATGAAGCAAACAACACTATTTGAAACCCAACAGCTATACCCATTACCACAGGGAGTAGGAAAAAACATCATCGTACTCCTTGACCTAAACTATACACTAGTATCCGATAGCCATTTGAAGAGCAGGATGCGCGGGTCGTATGGGTCAAAGGTGGATGTGGAGAGTTATCGGCAATGGTTGGTCGAATTGGTGAGAGAGCATACTGTATGTCTCTGCACTGTGAGGCACACAGAGTATGCAGAGCGGACACTTGCCCACATCGAAGCCGAAACAGGGTGGAAGCCAGAACACGCCTTTTTTAATCCATTGGCGGTCTGGCATGGCAACATCGTGAAAGAACCATACCTGCTCGATTCGATATTCCCGATGTATGGAATACCAGACCGCCAATATTTGGCACTTGAGTCGGGACAGGCGGCGAGGAGCATGTACAAGCGCCACAAGATTCATGCTGTACCTGTGCCTTACGATGGTAGCCAGTGGGATAAATTGCCCTTCCCTGCCGAGTGGGGGCTATAAACAAAAAAGACCCTGTGTACACGGGGTCTTTTTGTAGCTACTGCCAGTTTTGTTTTTGAGGTAGGTTAGGACTCGCATTAATTCTCCCACGCGAGTCCCCCAACGGAAAATGAATAAAACTGAATATCTCTCTAATCGGCACTCTGAAATGCAGATTGTTGTTATATCCCTATTGTATCAGCTTCTAAATCGGCATTTGTAAGCCGTTGCAAAGCATGATACTCCTTGTCGAACATGGTGTGAGGTATTAGGCAAGACAAGTGGTATAGGTATGCTCATCTCAACTGGCTGGCTCAATCCAAGCCAGCGCCGATGCCGTTCAATAAGAAAGGACTGCAATTCTTCATACTGCTCATTGGATAACATTGATAGGTATTCAACATCACGCAAATGGGATGTTGTTGGTTCACCACTGGCTCTCCAATGGTCAGTTTCGCGCATGGCTTCATATAAATCATCTCTATTTTCCACAACCCGTCTCGCCCACCGTTCAAAGCCACCCATAGGACGCGGTTCTAAATCGGCTAACACGTCCCAAATGGATTGTGCGATTGCGTCCTGTTTCACGGCAGGGAGTTGGCTTATAACACTGACAACTTTCTCCAGTAGGCTATTGAGTGCCATCGGCTATTCACTTTCACGCGAGTTGTCGCGGATGAAGGATTCCAAATGCAATTGAATACCTAGTGCTTTGGGAGACACTCCATAACACCAAATTAAAGGAGTCGAATTCGACCCCTTTTGCATGAAGCCGAATCAGATGCCTTCTCATTTTTTAAGAATATGGCTATTGAATCCTCTAGCAAATCGGCTTCATCCCTGTAGACAGGGTGTAATTCGGTGAGTTCGATGATTGTTGGCTTAGAGGGTTCAGGCGCAAGCGACACAATCTCATCGGCGACTTTCTCTAGCGCTTCCATCATATAAGGCTCACCGCTTTCAAGTCCTTCCATGTATGGCTTTACTGCCGTAATGAATTCGATGATTTCTTCTGGGGTCATTTTAGAAACATCATTATGATTCATACCTCACTCCTTAAGTCTCTTAATATATCAAATGCGGAAACCACCTTGCCAAACATATTGCCATCGTCATCCAACCCCATCTTTAAGCCAAAAACCGCGCCTTCCCCCGCAGTTATGATTTGGTCGTTGACCTTAACCACCGCTTGCGCTTTGACCTGCCACTTCCCCGCGTCTAAAAGATATATGCCATCGCCCAAGAGCGTGAGCATCTCGCGGAAAGCCGATGGCGAGTCGCCCTCAAAGACGAGGCTTGCGGGGTATATCCCATCTACAGGCTCGCCCAACAAGAGATTTGAACTTACATCCATAGATCCAAGCAATTCTAAAAACCGTTGTGCGTCAATGTTATCCATCCCTTTTTGAACTCGTGTTTGACATAAATTGACTGTCTGATGTCGCCACCATCCAACATGCAAAAAAGGTACGACTTGAGGTGTGAATGATTGGCTTGCACCCACACGCTAAAATCCTTTCGGGATTCCTTTGGCGCTTCCGAGAAGGCACGCTCAACATCGGCTTTCACCGCCTCAACCTGTGTGTTAATCTGAGACACCCAGCGTCTAACATCACCCAAGAATTCGTCTGGAATCTCTGCAATATATCCATCCAGTGTGCCATCTCGGAGCGAACTGAGCACGCCATTAAAAGACAGAGAGAAGATGAGTTTATGCAAACGCAGGTATTCGGGTGTCTTGAATTTGAAGCGTTGTCCATCCGCAAACTCAACCACATACCCTTCAATGCCTAAGTGAGTTTGACATTCATCTAATACGCTCTCAACCGTCTTTAGTTGACCCATGTCTCCGTTGACAATATCGAAAGTATGATTGAAATAATATTCAAAGTGCCTAATGAGCCGATGGTCTAAATATTCCCCCGTATGGCGATTGCGGATTGCCAAAAGGAATAACCCATTATTTTCGTATTCCAAAACAATACGATTCTCTGGATAAAACACTTCAAAAATACATGTATAATCACGAAACATTTCGGCAAATTCTTCGATTTCACCAGAACTCATTTCGTCATAGAAAAACTCTTTTGCCCATTTGGCTTGGTCACTATCGAAACTACCGCGCGTTGCAAAACATATCTCCTCACCGCAGATATATGTAAAAACCATACTCCCATCAATTTTTTCCGCAACATATTTTATCGGCGCAGTCGAAAACCGTTCACCCTCACCCCAATTGAAGAATTTGTCAAATGGGCGAGCGACTATCTCACCTGTTTTTGTATGGATAATCAGACCCCGCGACACACGCTCAAAGAAGTTCCAGTCGCCCTTATATTGGGCTCCTGCAGTGTAATTGAACAAGATTAAATCTCCGCTTTGCTTGGTGGTTACATACCCAAATTGCCTCCAGTTTGTGAATCCCTCCTTTACGAGCGTGACAATATCATCAATTGTAGAAATGGTCTCTAGCGTTGTCATAGAAATTTTCACCGTTTTGCAACTACGCCACTTGAGTGGCAGTAGAGGAAACGGCACTCCTTTCGTGTCGGTATAACAGGCTAAATATCCCCGAAGGGAGAGGATTTTGCCGTAAGGCGGGCATCCTCTGACCCTCGCCGCTTGCGCGGGTGAAGATACCTTTACCGTATCACATATCGGCTACCCCATTTGATACAGGGCAATGCCGAGCCGAGCACCAAAAGCCAAACATGCTTCCTTCACCAAGCCCATGCGTTCACCATCTGGATACGGTAGGTCAAACTCAAATTCTAGCGCCTCACGCAGGCGCTTACGGCTAATCGGCTTGGGTGTTTTGCACTCGGCAAAAACCAACCCGTCTCGTTGGTATGTCCTCACCGAGAGGAATCCTATCTCATGCAATTCGGAATACTCCGATACACCGAAAAACTTCTGCACCTTTGGCAGTCTGTCAAACTCACCGAGCAGGATATTTGGTTCGTAGTCGAGTGCAAATATGGTGCTGTCTAGCGCGTTGGCATTGAGTTGTTGATTGCCCTTAGTGTTGCGGATGTTGGATGAAACAGTGCTAGTGGTGTATGAATGGAGAGTTGTCTTAGGTGAGCAGAGAGCCGATAGTATCGTAATGATATGCTCACGGTCTTTTGCAAACGGGACGCTGTTCATGACGGCAGATAGGAACATGCTGTCCCACTGGATGCCCTGCCGAACACAGGCGAGGAACTCCCGCGCCACCCGCACAGATTCTTCCCTATCTATCACATCATTACTGCCAGCTCGAATACAGTAAGGCTCAAACACATCCACGCGAATCCCTGCTGGCTTCAGCTTCGTCAGATAGCGCCACCCTGCCCAAAAATCTAGCACCGTCTCCCCATATATACCACGCCATTTTTCGATGTGGTGAGGGCTGTCAAAGTCGAAACTAGCATTATTTTTGAGTTTCATTTTGGATAAATGTCCTGTGGCGAGGTTGCCTGTGCCGTTGCGGGTACGCCTAAACGAATTGTGGCGCAACACATCGGCGTACCGAGTGTGAATATCAAAGTCCATAGAGAGGTAATTGAGCATGGCATCGGCAAACCGTGCCTCCTCATGTGTGATGAACACCACATCGGCCACTTGTATATTCTTTTCCGCTAGATATTGCAACCGCCCAATCCCATTCGTGACCACGTAATCCGGTGTGGCGACAATCGGCAGGACGATGTTAGTCGTATTCGCCAGTGTTTTGCTGATATTGCGTGCATAGTCCACCCATCGCCCTGCGTTTGCGGTTATTAGGTTTTGCAGAGGGACGCGCTGTGTCGCCATGCACGGGTACATCTGGTCGGGTGTCTTATCTGGCAATGCCTCGCCCATCGCAAAAATATCCATCTGATTCAAGACATCAGTAATAGAGGTGGGCGTGGCAGACCGCGCAAGGTCATTGGTAGCACGATTAAATACCACGTTGATATTGCGCCGTTTATCCAGTGCCATCGGCTTAGTGTACATCACTGGTACATGGGTAAGCCCTAATTGCTCAGTTGCCACCAGATAGCGCTGATGTCCCGACAAAATCTCACCATTCGCATCGGCGCATATCGGCGACACAAAGCCCAATTTGCGGAGGGATAGCTCAATAATCCGTAGGCGCAACGGGTCTGTTATGCGCGGGTTATACGCCGATGGATGCACGTTGTCTATGGGTACAAGTTGTATATCCGTCATTTTATCCCCATCCGCTTTAATAACTCCTCTACAATGGTTTTGCGCTCAAACCCCACCGTCTGATACATGCTCTCGCGCCAGCGCATGTAGACATCATGTGGGATAGGGACAATCGTTTTATCTATCTGGAGCATGGTATTACCTTGTCCACGTTCCTCACGTTTTTTCACTTCGACCTGCACCGCTTCACGCGCTTTTTGCAGGTCTCCCAAGACATCTTGCACAAAACTCTTAGCCTCTGCGAGAGAGGCTTTAATGCCCTCTAGCACATCCTCATCTGTTTGCGCCTGCCCTGCAATCTGGTCGAGGACACTTAAAATCAGGTCTTGTTCAGTATCCGTCAAATCCACATACACCACAGGGATACTCGTCTCGCCCTGCTCACGCGCCAGCCACACGCGCAGATGACCATCCACAATAATATTGGTGCGGATGTTGACCATGACCTCATCTACCCAGCCGACATGCGTCAACACATCCAGTAGCGCCTTCTTCTGCACATCTGGATGCACCCGCCAGTTATCGGGGTTTTCGAGTAGGTCAAATGGATTAGCCGTACCCGTCTCAACAATGCGTGTTTGCCATGTGTTACTTGTCATGTCGTGCCTCCAAATCTAAACCAATGCTTTTGAGGATTTCGGCAATCGCTTGGGACTGGTTGCCATCGTGTCGGGCAACCACCGTACCCCACCATTCCGCTATTTCTGCCTGTGGCAGAATTATCCGATATTCCCCAAGCCGAATCACCCCGTTTTCGTTGGCTTCCTTCTCTTGGGTGAGGCGCTCTATGGGCGCGTCTGAGTCGGGCATTTGCGGAGGGCGAATAGCTTCTACCGTTTCACGTAGCGCGTTGCTCCGTGTGACCACGCGGTCTGCAAGGGCTTGTGCGCGGATGTTGTTCTTTTGCGCGAGAGCCTTAATGGGGTCAAATGTGGCAAGCACCTCAAGTTCCTCAGTTTCAGTGAGTTCCACATATTTCACTGGCACCGACTTCTCGCCTTTTTTAATGGCTTCCATCACACGCAGATGTCCGTCCACGATATGACCAGTCAGACTATTCACCGTCACATGCTTTATCCACCCCACTTCACCCAATACAGCACTGACCGCTTCCTGTTGGTAGCTCGGATGTATCCGATAGTTATACGGGTTAGCGAGAAGCTGTTCAGGGTCTTCATCACCATACCCAACAATGCGATTTTCTATCATAAATTTTTTCACCGTTTTGCAACTACGCCACTTGAGTGGCAGTAGAGGAAACGGCACTCCTTTCGTGTCGGTATAACAGGCTAAATATATCCCCGAAGGGAGAGGATTTTGCCGTAAGGCGGGCATCCTCTTGCCCACTCCGCTCGCGCGGGTTATGGTCACCTCGTCACTGTTATCCATCGGGGGTTGTGTGCATGACACTGGCTTAACCACTTATGCCTATTAAAGCAGGTTTTTTATGGGCATTTGTCGGGAATATACCTTCATACCACCTTTAGTTAGCTATCAGCTATCTATAAGTAAAATTGGTTACAATGAGTATATAGGTTAAGAGAGAGGAGTAAACACTGATTATAAACCAAACAGCCACCGTCTGATACTCGGTGGCTGTGAGGAGAATCACTTGCAGAAAAATCTTTGAACTGATTCGATTATATCACAAGGAGAAACAACCATGCAACAAACCAAGACACAAAAAATTTACCGCGCAAGCACACTCAATGAAGTGAAAGCATTAGTGGCTGGATTCGATGTTTTTGTGAGTCCCTATCAAGCAACATCTGGCTTGTATTTGGTGGATTTGAATGGCTGTGATGAAGCCGATGTCGTGAAGGCGATGAGCGTGTGTGCCATGCAAAACGGTTAGCGCACATGGGGCATTTCATCATCGCCAGCGAATTTACCCTCGCCAAATTTGAGGGTGCAGAAACCGCGTTTGTTGCCCGCCTATTCGATGAGGGCATGTTGGAAAAATCGCAGGATGATTTATCTCTAATGCGCCCAACACCAGAGGGTGTGCGCTGGTATACCGCCCACACCACCAAAACGGCTAAATAAAAAACACCCCAGAGGCGCACGGAGTCGCGTCTCTGGGGATGCCAAAACATAAAACAACCTACCCTAATCTTATCATGAGGAGAAATACCCAAATGTCACAAATCCATCAGATACCCGTTGAAAAAATCATCGTAGGCAACAATGACCGTAAGCAATTTAACCAACAGGGATTGGCAGAACTGGCGACATCTATTGCCGAGCATGGGTTAGCCCAACCCCCAACGCTACGTCCTGTGATTGACGGCATGTACGAAATTGTCGCAGGCGAGCGCCGAACACGCGCCATGCGCGATGTGCTGAAATGGAAATTTATCCCTGCCATTGTGCGCGATTTAGACGACCAACAAGCCAGCGCCATTATGCTCATTGAGAATATTGAGCGCAAAGACCTCAACCCGATGGAAGAGGCGCAAGCCTACTCTGAACGCATGAAACGCTTTGCGTGGGGCATCGGCGACTTAGTGCGCGTCACAGGCAAGAATGCACGGCATATTGAGAAGATGCTCTCGCTTTTGAAATTGACCGAGGACATCCAGCACTATATCCGTATTGGGCAGTTTCCCGTAGCGTTTGCGGTGGGCATTATTGAACTGGATAAGAACCGTCAACGCATGGCATTGCGCGTGTTTAACAGCACCCCCACTATGTCGCAGTACCGATGGAAAGACATCGTGGGCAAATTGGCAGAAGACCAAGCCAGCGAGAACCAAGCACCGTTATTTTCGTTGGAACAGGTGCTTGCGGATATGAGTCATGAGCCGATTAAAGGGCGCAAGGCGCGGACGGGTGTTAGAGCCGATAGGTCACTCCCGCCAGTGCGGATATATCCAGAGGATTCTATGGCGCACATCTTTGACCGTTATATCCTGCGCTTGCGCGAGGCGGGGAATGTTGAGGGTGAAGGCGCTGTGGGGAATATCTATAATACCTTTGTGGCGCGTGGATGGGTCAATGTGCGCGATGAGTGTGTGTTGCCAGATGTTGCGGATGTGGGTGTGGTCGAAGATGAGGTGCATGAGGACTAGATAAGCTAATGTCCTTCTCCAAGCCCTTGCAATTTGTAAGGGCTTGATGGAGATAACAAATGCTTTTTTGGAACTTGGTACAGTTTTTATATCGGCTCAGTGACGCACAGTTAGTTACAGTGGCATCATCAATAAGGAGTATGTTGCTACATCGAGTGAATCAATTACCTCAAATTCGAGGTAATTGTTACAGTGGCATCATCAATAAGGAGTATGTTGCTATACTATACATAACGACAGGTAATCAAAGAATGGAGATGGCACATGGAATGGAAACACCCTCGCGCTCCTCGCGCATCAAGTGATGCTAACAACATGCTCACCGTTGAGGTAATCGAAAATCACATCTATTTTTATGCCGATGTGGACGCAGACCGCTCACTCGCACTCATTCAAGAATTGCGCCGATTGGACGCAAAACTCCGAAATGAACACGCATCTCGCGGATTGGATGCTATTCACCCCGCCACCCCCATCTGGTTACATATTTACTCCTATGGTGGTGATTTGTTTGCAGGCTTCAGTATTGCCGACCAAATCGGCTTAATAAAATCACCTGTCTATACCATTGTTGAGGGTGTATGCGCCAGCGCCGCCACCCTCATCGCTATGTCGGGATCGCATCGGTATATTCTGCCCAGTGCGTTTATGCTGGTGCATCAATTGAGCAGTGGTGTATGGGGAACACATGAGCAATTTAAGGATGAGGTGGCTATGCAAGAAAAAGCGATGAGCAAGCTGGTCGCTTTTTACGAACAAAGGTGCAAATTAAGCGCCGAGAAAATCCGCGAGATGTTAGCGCGTGATACGTGGATGGATGCCGAGCAATGTGTCGAAGCTGGGTTTGTGACGGAGGTGAAAATTCTATGAACAATCGCCAACATACCCCCACACACACCACTCTTGATGACGGGGAATTGGTTATCCTGTCTCGCACCCTTGCCGATCTAAAAGCTGGCTCAATTGGGCGGCTTCGTGTGATACAAGCAACCCCACTCGAAATATGTGTAGAGTTTGTCGGAGATGGGCGGTTGCACATGCGCCGATTTGAAAATGGGGCTACCTATCAGGTGGCAGATTATTGCATCCCCATTCCAGAGGATGACCCTCAACTAGAGGGCTTAATCCTGCCCTATAGCAATGAGCAAATTAATGCCAGCGCCGATGCCGTGTGGTTGATGGGCTTATTCAAAACATACCGTGATGGGGTGGAAGCCTATCAAACCATCGTGGCGCAAATCGGCTCACAGTTCATGGATGACCCACAATTCAAGACACTGACAACCGACCTCGCCAGCGCATCGCAGATTGCAAATAAGGATTACGATAAATTTATTAAAGCCTGTCTATGGATTCAAGAGTATGGGGCGAGTGAGGACTTCTGGGCATTTTATCAATCACTCAGTATCGTCACCACTCATGGCAGTCCATTTTTTGAGATTGGCACGCGTTTAGAAAAAGAATTGGCGCATCAGCCAAAGGGAGCAAAGGTGGATTACGAGGAGCTAAAAAGATAATTCTGCCTGTGGCAGAATTATCGCTGTGGTACAATAAAGGTGTATCTGAAAAATTGCATGTCCGTTGAGTAGGATACATCTGGGCGAAAGCCCTTTTTTATTACCTAAAACCTGTTCTATAGCGTTCATAAATTCAGCAATTCCTGAACGCTAGGGTAAGGAATATATCCAGACGAGCCACTATCTATCTTTTCGCGCCTTACCTCTCTTTATGGTCAGCGAAATACCCATATCTGGTTCTGCGTTTATATCGGCTTCAATCAATTTGCGAATATAATCCGCCATAACGCGAAAGCCTTTGTTTTTTGCGTGAGAAATTATTATCTCTCTCGACTCTTGTGTCATGTAAATCTGTATATGTTTTAGATTTGTAGGTCTGCCCATCCGTCCTCCAATACAAATGCTCTAGGAAACAGTGGTATGCTACATGTAGCTTATACCCATAAGTAGTAGCAATCCTTTCGTGCGTGCCGACATATACTTTTCGTCTGTATATGTCGGTTTCATTATATCTCTATAATTAGCACATCAATTTCATACCAACTACCTCATTTCCTAGGATAATAAGTCTATAGTCACCCATCAAACCCGTCAGTAGCTGGTTTATTTCTAAGTCGCTCAGTTCCCACAAATCCTCAACACGCATATCGGAGTTGATATACGCCTGTATGGGATCCGTGTCGGCTCGACTCGCTTCTAAATATCTAATGGACATTTCTAAATTTTCGATTTGGTCAGACAAGTGCAGAATTTCGCCTTGATATATATCCTGCACAGACTCAGGAGCTTGGGATTGTTTACGTATCAGCAAACGAATCTGCTCTCGCGCCCTTTTTATTTGGCTTGCCACCTGCTCGATGTTAGGCTCATTTACGGGCGCATCGGGATGCTGGAAATAGTCCGACAGCTGCTTGCCATCGAGCATATAATAGATTAGCTCAGTAAAGAATTTTTCGAGAGCCACTTGTTTAATCGAATTGCCTGTGCATATATTCCCGTCTATGGTTTTGTGGTATCTATATTGGCATGTTAGACCCCAATGGAGCCGTCCCGTATCAGTCAGTTGATAACGTGGATAAGTTTCATGATTTACCCCATGCTTGGGGGCTTTTGTTGAGGCAACCACCATATTATGACCACAGACACCGCAGTCACAAATACCCAAGAACCGATAACCGCTGGATGGGTGCCTTTTTCCCCGTATTTCCAACCGTCTTTTTAGCTCATCGCGGACATCTCTGGCAGTTTTGCCATTATATACTGGTGGCGTTACACCATACTCGATAAACAAATCTGGTGGTTTGCTTGGATGGTCATAAAAGACCCACTCGCCCACACGATGCTTGGCGCGCCCAGTGGCGAGATTGCCCCAGATGATAGGGTTATACAGCCGATAGTAAATCGCGCTCGTACAATAAAATTTACCATTGGGGGGGGTCATACCCCACCGTGTATATAGTTCCCTGCCCATCCGACTCCACGGGATACCTGCTAAGAGTAATGTCCCAACATGCGTGTAAAAATCTAGCATTTCATCATTTAAGACAATAGCGGTTGTTTTACCCGTGTTTGTATCTCGTACCCGTTTATGCGATGACGACATAATACCACTAGCGGGGATTCCGTTTTTGATTAATTTCTCCTTGCCCAACGCTGTGCCATTACGCATCCACTGTATATCCTGTGTGGTCGAATAGCCCTTCATGGCGGCGAAACCTGCGGCATTGGATGAATCTACCCATCCGTCATGCTGTGAGTAGATAACTGCACCACAATCCTCAATGATGGACTCTACCACGTAATGAAGCAGTGATGCCCGCCGAGCAAAGCGATTCGCATCACGGCAGATGAACACATCGAAATCGGCTTTTTCGAGGTGTGCGATGAGGCGGTCAAATGCGTCTATCCCTTTACCCCGCGCATCGCTGGCGAGAGTGTTCAGGTCTTTGTAATTACGTGAGTGACCCGGTACACGCATCACATCTACCACCTGCCACCCAAACTTATGACAGACCTCAAGCGCCCACCGCTCCTGCTCATCCATGCTGGCACGGTCATCCGCCGCCTGTCTTGTGGTACTGACAGCACACCAAATAACTGCGCGTGCATTTTGCGGTAATTTATCGTATCTCATAACTTCGTCTCCTCTCGTCTCCTCTCGTCTACTGCTAAATCTAGCATAACCATAGAACCCCGATTTTTGCAAGAAAGGCAAAAAAGAGGCATTGAAACAGGGCTTACATCTCTCCCTTTTTGACCCCACCCCACCCCGAATTTAGAATTGGGACATTTTTTGGCAAAAAGGGATGTTCGGTGTTAGATTTAGTGGTGGAATAGAGGAGACCAGAAAATGACCAAAACGAGACCATTAGGCAATAAGGCGATGGATGTGATAGAGGCAATCTATAGGCATATAGATACGCACGAACATGATGTATTTAATTCAGTGACCGCCATTGCACGGGGTGAAACGAGTCAATCTGTGGATATACAGGCGAGGCTTCGAGATGACCAGAGGCGAGTAAAAAAGGCGTTGCTAAAGCTGATGAGTAACGATATGGATGAGGCGCTCAAAATCCTGTCTGAGCAAGATAATCCATAAGCGCCACATAGAGTGGGGTCAATCCAGTAGATCCGCAGGGTATTTTATGTTGCGTAAACATCTGCCGAATTGAGGTGCGTCCCCACGAGTCCAGAACGTTTCGCAGGTCTGGACGATGAGCGAGAATTCCCTATCCACCTCAAAATATCGCTGAGCATACGTCACGCAGTCGCCGTCTGGCAAATCCCAAAGGGTCTGGCAAAATTCTGCCATGACCACCTGCGCTCTTGGGATATAGGAGTCGTAAGCAGTTTGTACAATTGCGAGATGGTAAGCCACCCCAATAATCCCAACCAAAATGATAACACCAGCTAAAAGCATCCCAATAGTAACGAGTGCATTGCTCTGTTTTTTAGGTGGTTTTTGAGGCGTTTTTTGGAGTGTTGGGGCATCTATGACGGATTGCTCTTTTTCGTTGATTCTATCTAGCCATTGTTGCGCTTTGGGGTTATGGGGCATCGTGGCGAGTATTTTCTTGGCACGCCCATAATCGCCAGCTTTGATGAGTTGCCCTGCTTGTTGCAATTTGTCAAATTCTTTTTTGTCCATGTGTGACCCCCAATACTTAATCATTGTTGATATTATACATCAAACCTGTTTTTGATAATTTTTCTAACCGTTCCGTATGGTAAACGTTGGGTTAAAATAACGTTAATTACGGTAATATTATATTTGGAGTTAGGAATAGTACGTTATTCCCACCCCCCATATACTATTTTATAACAACGGGGTTGTTGCATCTTTCTTAGAACGCAAGTATTATATAAGAACAGATGTAACAACAAACAAACTATAGACAATAGGTGAAAAATGCTAACATCACACGCTATACAAACCTACATTGCAAACTTCTCCGAAGAAGATAAAAAGACCTTACTCGATTTTTTGTTGATTCTTAAGAGTCATCCCCAAAATGAGGGACTCGGCAAGATCCCGTTGCTCAATGGGGAGTTCAAGAATTTGTTGAGCGAGGGCAATAACATCGGGGTCAAACCGCAACAAATCATCCTCAGCGTCTGGGTAAATCAACTTGAATAAAACACCCATCGGCGTTTTTGTTTTGCGTGCTATTAAGACCAGTGAAGCCAGTGAAGGCGGTTTGTCATCTTTTGGGTCTAAGAGGCGATTCATTGTTGTATGAGTAATGCCGACCCAATGAGCAAATGCACGTGCACTCATTTGCTGTTTTTTCATTTCTTCTAACAAAAAATGCTTAAAAGTCTTCATATCTAACATCCAAATCTCCTAAAATTTATTATACCCCAACCATTTGACAAACCCCATGTTTTAGGTTAAAATGGAATTAAATAGTTCTATATAAGGAATTATTTAATTCATATCGAAAGGAGCAATATAAACAATGACAGCAACCACAATATCAGTAAATGGAGATAGAGAGTTTGTCAGGCAACTACGTTTGTTGGCGGTTGCCAATGATATGACGATTGGGGCGCTCGTGCGCGAAGCCCTAGATGAAAAATACAGGGACAAATTACCACAAGCCACCAGCTTCATCACCGAAAATGGGAGTGGTCAGAATGTCCATACAACCAATCCCGCCACTTGATTTATCGAAAACAGATAACCCAAATCCCCAACCTACTCCTGAGAAGATTACAGTTGGGGAAATGGGTAATCTGCTGAAAAACCATAAAGAGCAATTCTTATCGAATACAGCTCTTGCTCTATATCGTAACGGTAAAACGGAACAAAAGCAAAAAAGGACGGAAACCGACTATGAAAAGTCCGCATAATCGGCTCATTTACATCCTTTTTTTTGCCACCTGTATCATTTTTGTTATATCGGCTCTCAGTTCAGTTTTTTTTTGTTGGCAAAAGCGAGAGATGAACCGCACGGCTGAGAGATTTTTCCGCTCTTCAAAGTCTGCGTGGATGATCGAAGTTGAGGGATTGGTTCGGCGTATTGGCATTCAGGCGCTCTTGGCAGACCAAGGCGAGGAAGTCGAATAACGATGCCCCAGCCAAATCGTCTAGGTCATGTTGCAAAAAACGCGCTGTACCTGCTAGTTGAGCAGGTACAGGAGGGAATGCGCGAAATACCCGACATTGGGCATTACACACGAGCAGGGAATTTTGAGGAAGCGCGTCGCGCGGAGCAACGCACCCTCGACATTGCGTTATTAACCATACGGGTCGCCAGTGCATTAATCAGTGACGACATAGCTGATGCGGAAAAAATCGGCTTGGATTACAAAAATAAGCAGAAATAGCAGTAGGAGAAAAATCATGAACAATTTTTTAGGCACGGAAGAGGAATCGTCTCTCAATTACCTCAACCACCTGATCACCGCTTTGGCGGAATCAGAGACCGAAGCTGACCGTCATTTTAATGCGTTGGCTGAGGATGTGTATCGGCTAGGCTTACGAGCCGTTATGTCGAGCGCACGCCATCTGAGCAGTGAACAACGGGACAGAATCATGGCACAGGTGAACGCGGAGAGTCGTCATGGGCGCTGATACCACCCTTCCTGTATACGATGGTCCCATCCCCGAAATTTCGCTTTACGACCTGATAGCAGAAATGAAAAACCCCAACAATGTCGTTTTTGTTGAGGTCGTAGAGGCAGATAGTACGGTAGTGCTGACATTTATCGTGAACGGTGCAACAACTTTTCACGGCGATATGTGCTATCTCCATGATTATACACCACATTCGACCAAGCAGTTTTATAACGTCCTGCGTGGAGATGAGTGGGACCTGACCCAACGTTACACCATTGACCGTATCGGTCATGCCACACTGCCACCAGTGCGGGTTCGTGACCAGAAATGGCTACGGTGGTGATTATGAGCAACGGATGGAAACCTAAATCAATACGTAACAACGGATGGACAAACGCCTATGAGCGCCATCAGTGGGCATCACAAGGGATTTTTATAGGCGCGTATGCCAATCGCAAAGGCGACTCAAACGCGCCTACGCCTATGGGTATGGGTGCATCTGCACGTCATGTCATGGATAAGAGCCGTTTTGCCTCGCCATCTACCCCCCCCACCCCCACCCAAATCTTGGCGTTTGCCCAATCGCAACGCCCAAAAGAACGCTATGGTGGTGGATTTAATCCCAATGGGGTAAAGCCCGAAATGCGCGGATATCGAGATAACTGGCTCTCTGGTCGGCATCGGAATTGGGGTGTAGATGTGCCGATGACAGACCTCGATATGTTGGTCACTGAATTTGACACAGGCAAAGTGGTCGCATTGGTGGAATACAAATGCGGGGTCACGGATAACGGGTATGTTCTGCCCGCCCCAAATCTCAGTCAAATGACCTACAAGGCGCTTGCAGATATGGCAAGCCGAGCCGACCTCTTCTTTTTTGTGGTCTATTACTACAAAGGCACACAGACCTTCAAGGTCTACCCCGCCAACCAAAAGGCACTCGATTTAGCAAGCGGGAGAACGGAGATTGTCTTTTCCGAAGAGGAGTGGGTAGAGCGCCTTTATCGGATTCGCAGACGCGAAATGCCAGACGAAATCCGCGCCACCCTGAACAAAACAAAATAACCCGATAGCGGGGGTAGCTCACTGAGACTATCCCCATATAACCCAGGAAATAAACAATGCCAATTTACGGAATCACCGACAGACCGCTAGAAAACATGAGTGATGGACTCCCCATCATCGCCGACGGATTCAAAGGGACGGAACGCACCCCAGAGGACATCGCCAAGAAAAGACCAGGGAAAGAACTGCCCCATTTTCGCATCAAGTTCCGCCCCGCATTTGCTCATCTGCAATCCGCATGGGATGAGATGTACGGGCAAAACCCTGTCGAATTGAGTGGGGCATTAATCACCACAGACGATGTTAATGTCGCCTTCCCCACATTTAATCGCGTGTGGGCGAAAACGGGCATCATGTTGGAGTGTGATGGGAAAACCATCACGCGCCAGTATGTCCCCGAATTGGGGCGGTCGGTGCAAGCCAATGCCCAATGCCTGCACGAACAAGGGCAAACCTGTGAGTGCAAGCGAGAAGGCACGCTCAAGTTGATATTCCCCGCGTTCTCTGCCCTCACAGGTGTCATGGGCGTGATGCGGTTCACCACACACAGCTTTGAGGACATAGTTTCGATTTACCGGTCGCTGGGCGCGACCAAAATCATTTATGGGCAATTGAACAAAATTCCCTTCACCCTATATCGGGAGCAAGGCGAGACATCGTTCTATGACCAAAAAGAAAAGATGCGGAAGAAGATGAAAAAATGGTTTATGAAAATCCGCGTGAACGATAGCTATCTAAAAGCAACGCTGGAGCATCGGCTCGGCAATGGCGAGAGAGTGCCAACTCTTCAACTGCCTACGGGGTTGGTCAACGATGTATATGAAGTAGAGTCAGACACCACCGAATATTATGAACCAGAGCCAGAAATCACATGGATTGCCACAAACGGCAATATGCAAAAAATACTCACATGGGCAGAGGGATGGTTCAAAATGTCGCCAAGTGACATATTGGCGGCGTTCCGTATGGATGACCTCAACTGCAACCATCTGGAAGATTACACAGGCGAAGCGGTGCAAATTCGCGCCGTTGTGCTGGCATATCACGCAAATGGTGTGGTAAGCAAGATTTTTGAGTATTGCGCCAATGCCGAATGTACTCCCAAAGCCATTGCAAATGATGTGAAACGGTTGGCGCAACAGTTTACTGATGCGTGGCAACCGATTCACGCGGACATCGAAGATGAATTGCCAGACGAAAATCTGTTACCAACCGAAGCAGAATAAATTTTAGTGAGGTGTATGTGATGGTAGCCACAACCAACCAACAAGACATATTCAAGGTGTACCCCCACTTGGAGTATGTGAACGACCCGCGCGAAAAAACATGGCAACAAGCCGTAAGCCTCGGTAACGAGGCTCTCACGTCACTGGATGTCGCGCGGTTTTATTTGGGCGATTTAACGCTCAAAGTCATCCAAACCTACGGTGGTCGCGCCCCGCGGGGGAGTGACCTTGTGGGGGATTATGCACAGGCAGTGGGTGTAGACCCCGCTCGCCTGCGGGAATACTATACCGTATCAAAGTTTTGGGAAGCGGCTCACCGTAGCGAGATGCTCCGCCTGCGGATGAGCTACACCCACATGCGCGACTCCATGCGCTTAGGCGATGTCACAACCGCAAAAGCGTTTTTGCGCGAGTGTGCCGATAACAAGTGGGGTGTGCCAGTGGCGCGGGAGCAGATAGCCAAGCGACTCGGCATCGCCCCCACCCGCAAAAAGGTGGGTAAGTTTTGCGCCACTCTTGTTCAAAAGAGTGGCACGCTACACCTTTTCCAGCTTCACCAAGACCCTGACGAAGCCCCAGTCCAGTTGACCATCGGCGTAATTTTTGACCTATCTATTTATCAATCAGAGGAGTAACCCAATGTCTAACAACCAAAAAAGCACATTCGTCCCCGACTCAGTTCAGACCCCCAATGATTATTTTGATGTGGTGATGCCTCTGCTCACCCCAGAAGAATGGGTGGTGTTGAGCTACACTATCCGCCATATTTTGGGCTTCCATGACCGCGTTGCCACCCGCACCCGCAATATTAGCTTGTCCATGTTCGAGCGAGGATATGGGGCATATAACGGGTGCGGATTGGGCAAAAATGCCATCATCAAAGCCCTCGAAATACTCGTGTTGTATGAGCTTCTCGTGCGTATTGGGGAAGCCACAGCGAAGGGTCAAGAATGGTTTTTGAATGAAAATCCAAATATTGAGGGACTTAAAGATCGTTTTTTAGCACGTAAGAAAGCCGATGAAAAACGCACCAAAAAGGCGCGGGGCGCTCATGTCGGAGAGGGCATAAATACAGAGGGCGGTTTGTCCCACAAACCAGTAGAGGCGGTTTGTCCCACAAACCACGAGCGGTTTGTCCCACAAACCGAAGGTGGTTTGTCGGACAAACACAAAGAAATAGCACTTAGAAACTCACTTAGAGAGAGTGTCACTCCCGTCGAGAACGCAGACAAAAATGCTCCCACCGTTGGCAACATCATTCAGGCATGGCTGACAGGTATCAAAGCCGCATCATCCGCCAAAGCATGGGGCGAGTACAACCGCATGATTGCCCAAGACATGCTTGACGCAGGAATTACACCAGCCGATGTCACGGCATTTCTGACATCACCGTTTTGGCTTGGCAAGACACCCTCCCTGTGGAAAGTGTCGGAACAGATTGGAGGATGGAAAGCTGGGAAGTCGCCATCGCCTTTACCTGTTACAAAACCCACCTCACTGCATGAGGCGTGGATGGCAGACCAACTCGCACAGCAAGAAAAAGAACGTCATGGCAAAACGTCATGATGACCGTGCGTGATTTTCTTGGGTTGCTATTTGGTGCTGTGACAGAGGGTGCGTTAGAGCTGACCTATCTCGCACCAGAGGGCATTACTGTTTATCCGCATTTGGTGGTGGACTGGCAAGCTATGCCACTCGCCATACCAGATAGCTATGGACGAACCCTGACCCAGCGCAATGGCACGGGGTATGGTGTGTACTTTGGCGTGACAGTCAGGCGTGAAGCGAAACCGCCAGTTATCCGCACAGGCAAAAAAGGTGACTATACCGCCTATGTGCGCGGGCATGTTACCGATGCCCACATCCTCACAACATTTTGGGCAGATGTAGACGACTCCAGCCCAGAAGCATACGCCCGCCTACTGGCACTCAGTCCCAGCCTGATTGTATCCAGTGGGGGGGGTTATCATGGCTATTGGTTACTGGATACCCCACACACCATCCACGAGGTGGATATGCAAGAAATCAAATGGGCGTTGAAGGGTATCGCCAAAAAATGTGATGGAGACGCAAAAGTAGCGGAACTGGCGCGTATCATGCGTTTGCCAAATACTGCCAACACCAAACCTTCGCGTAAGGGTGCGGTCGCGCAGGTGGTCTACGTCAACTCTGTCCGTTACACCTATGCAGACCTCATCGGCACGTACGCAAAGCATGGCAAACCGCCAGAACCACCCGTGACCCGCACGTTGTATGGACGGATATCGCCACTGCCCAAGTGGGTTGAGGATTATTTAGCCTCTGGTGCATCTAGTGGGTCACGCAACCACACACTGTTTACTATGGCATGTAGTTGTAAAGGTGTTGGGATGAGCGAAGGCGAGGCGGAATCACTCCTGCTTCACCGCGCCCTTGCTGATGGTTTGGACGAGCGCGAAGCCCAAACGACCATCAAGAGTGCTTATAGGCGCAACGTGACGGTCATATTCCCCCCAGAGGATAAATGGCGACAGAACGTTATTGCAGGCGATGATCACATTTTGTCGAAACGCAAAAAGAGAGGTGAGGCATGACCACTGAGATGATTAGTTTTATGAACCAATGGCATAAATCTGCCGATGCTGTACTAACCGTATTGTTGTCCGAAGAAGATGATTATGGCGCAGGGACTCGGAAATATTTCGACCTCGCCGCCTTTGATATTGGGCTAACCGACACATCATTCCCACCGAAGAATTTCCAACTCCCGACATGGCGTGCGATATCCAACTTGCGTGCCACAGGTAAAGCCGTGCATGTCACCACCGTAATGGGCAATATGCACGGTATGACAATAAATCCCGAATGGCTAGGGCGTTTGCGACTCGAATACAGTGAACTCCTCGAGAATGAGGTTTTTAGAACGAACTCCGAGCAGTTGAAACGCTTTGGAGAACGGTATTTACTGGTTAAGGCGCTCGACTTTGCTCAACGTGACCTCGAAGCCAACAAAGACCCTGATATGGTCATCGGCGCTCTCATGTCTACCCTGTCGAATCGTGGGACAGGTGCGATAGAGGACGAAACAGCCGATGCACCCGCATTTTTTGAGCTTTTCGACCAAGCACCCGAACCGCGCACACTGAGCGGAATTGCGCCTATTGACATCTGGACGGGGGGTGGACTGGGACTCGGAGAAGTGGTGGGCATTGTTGCGCCAGAAAAATCACGCAAGACCACAGTGGCATTGGATTGGGGCAAAAATCTGGCAGAACAAGGCGCATCCGTTGCAGTGTTTATGCTCGAATCCACAATTGATGCGATTAAGGCACGATTTGTCAGCATGTATGGCATCAAATGGTTGATGGATAGAGGGCTATATGACAAAGCCGATGATAATAACTACCCGTTTTATATGGGTATGAGCGGCAGAAACTTGCTCAAGACCCGTAATGGGTATAAGAAATGGCATCCATACCGTGTGCAAGCCATAAATCATGGCTTGAATGAATTCCGCAATCTGTCCAGTCACATACGGTTTTATGACCGAGGCTACCGCACGGGCGGACTGAGCAATATTGATAGCATCATGCGCGTGATGCAGTACGACAAACGCCGATATGGGACACAGATGGTCATCCTTGACCATCTTCAACGCATTAGAGGTGGTCGTGGTAGTGGCATTTTTGATGTTATGAGTGGTGCAGTGAATACCCTCGAAGAACATGCACGCAAATCGGGGACATCGATGGTACTGCTCTCTCAACAAAACGAGGCTACCAAGAGTCTAGGCGCAGAGGCGACCATTGTCGGCTCAAAAGGAGATGGGGGGGCATTGGGTGCCGCGGTAGATTACCTTTTGAAACTTGCATACTCCTATACCGAAGAAACGCATGTGGCTTATATCACCCTCAATATGTTTTTATCTCGACACGGCATGGGTGGGCGTGATGAAAAGAAAGTTGTCAATTGTGAACCCGTATCGGGACTATTGCTTAAATAACCGCTATTTCTGCCACAGGCAGAATTAACCATAAGGAGAAAAAAATGCAGAAAATTGGTGAACTGAGTGTCTCTTTGGTCAAAATGTTGACCGAGAAAACCCTGATTGACTCGCTTTTAGCCGTTATCCCTGCCGAGCAACAATATGTTTTTAAGGCATGGATGGATGAGACCGATAAACTCGTTACCGCCAGCGAAAAAATTCAGCATGTCATTTTTGTAAAACGGGGGACAACGCGCAAGGGTGACCCCATGTGGAAATGTGCCACGCGCGAAAACACCGAATTTTACATCTTCCACCCATTCGCCCTTATCGGCTGGCTATTGTATAAGCCTGAATTTATGGCAATGGCAGACGGCGACACCCTCTATTGGGATGATTGCCCCATCCGCATAAAACTCACACCAGACGGGAAATATCTCAAACCGAGTTGGGTTGAGCAACGCCCAGAGGGAGCATTACCCAACAATCGAAACCACAGTTTTAATGTCGCCTTTGTGACGTGGATGTTTGCCCGCCCATTTGCTACGATAGATTTTGAAACCACAGGCACGCACCCAGAAGCCGAAATCGTGGAAATCGGCATTGTTTTTTCGGATGGTCGTCCGCCAATACATCGGCTAGTCAAACCCCAAAATCCCATCCCCCCCCAGATGACCGACATCCACAGCATTAGCGATGCCGATGTTGCGATTTGCGAACCCTTTGGGGATGTGTGGGCTGAAGTCTACCCTCAAATCAAAGACGTGGCGCTAACCGCGTGGAACGCAGAGTTTGAAGAGGCGCGGTTACAGTATGAACTGACCCGCATCGGCAACTCCACGTTCCCCATGCCTGAAATTATGTGCGCGATGAAGGCGTATTCATTTGGGAGAGATTACCAAAAAATGACTACCGCCCTAAAAGAGATGGAAGTGCCTATGGAAGGGCGTTTGCATAGCGGGATAAACGATGCAGAGGCGCTCTTGGCTCTGCTCGTGGCACTCAAAAAGCGTGTTGAAGGAATTGATACTCATCATCGCGTTTTGCGTGGCGAATCCGCTGTCCCTAATCACACGCAGTCACCCGTAAGAATGGAGAAAAGTGATGAATAACGATAAAACCTGCGGTGTGGAAAATTGCGACCAAAAACGGTATAGCACATCTGGGTACTGCAAACCGCACCACGCCTCATATATGGCTCGGCTGAAAGCGAAAAAAGCCGATGCCAAAAAAGCGTCACGTAAATCAGACAGACCACCCGTGATGAACCCTGTTTTTTCGCCACTAGACGCGATTGTAGCCGATTTCCCGCGCCTTTTGGTAATTGATACACAGACACGAATTTGCATCGAATACGCGCCTGTGCGTCACTATGTTGCGGTTAGCCAAAAAAGCCTTGAGGCAACACGTCAATTATTGTCTAGCCGACCCAATTGGATTGTAGCGATGGAGGACGACAATGGCTAACTATCGGCGTGTCCCAAAAGTTAGTAATAATCTCCAGATGGTAATTAATTTTCTCTCTGCCTATGCCGACCAATCGTTCAGTGTGGGGCAGATAGCCGATGCCATCGGCAAGGGAGACCGCTATGCGTCTGTGTGGAAAGTCATTCAAATACTAAAAGAGCGCGATTTAGTCACGCTGTCACATACTAAGGGAAAAATTCCCTACTATTGGGTCAATATTTATGCGTTGGCGAGTGGTGCAAAATGATGACCCCCATCCAACTCCCAATCAAAAACATCGGCGATATTGCCCCCATGTGCCCCGTGTGCAAGCAACATACTGGCATATTAGGGCAGGCATACCCCATCCGTGACATTTATGTGTGTCGTGGATGCACCCAGCGCCTCGCCATCAACTTGAAAGCATTTGTCATGGGCAAAGACGGCTCAGTTAGCCTGCGCGACACAGTAGACGATGCCAGCATGTGGGGTGAGCGTGCGCGCCTCATGACCGTTATAGCCATCCTAAAACGATTCGCAGGTGGGTGTGCGTTGACAGTGGATGATATTGCAGAGGATATGCACCTGCCTTGTGGCAATCGCCAACGCTGTCGCAAATGCAAAAATGAGGCGCGTTATACTGCAACAATACTGGCTAATGCACGCACCCACATTGCCAACCGTAATGCGCCCATGTACCGCATGGTGGCTTTTCCGTTGTGCCTACGGTGCGGACAGATGCACGGACGCGTGATTGAATTTAACGGACTGCCTACGACCTATTGCCAACAATGCGATGACGAACTGGCGGTTGAGGGATTTTATCGTGGACGCGCTATTTGGGGCGGTGCGGACGATGAGTCAATTTTAGACCGCTTATACAAATCCATGCCTCGCCTATTTGAGCATGGGGTATTACCAAACTACTGGTATGTGTTGAGACAAAAAGAGGAGCGCAAATAATGGGTTTTTTATTTGGTGAAGATTTAGCAATACAGATTATTGATGATATTCGCCCAGATGGTGTGCTTCCAAAGCGCGAGACACGCCGATTAGATAAGGGCGAGACCAGTCAAAAAGACGGTCTTCTCATCACGCATGTACTCACCGCAAAAGGACGTGTCAAATGGCGCGTGGGACAAGACTATGCCATCTGTGTAAAGCGGGGTGGTGTAGGTGTTGCTCGCATCAAAGTTTTGGGTATCACCCATGAGCGCATTTGCGACATCAGCGAAGAGAGCGCACGCGCTGAGGGATTCGACAACCCCAAAGCATTTTTTGCCCGCCTGCGGATGCTGTATGGCAAAAAGCTGGATTTAACGGGGTATGTGTGGGCAATCCGCTTTGAATATGTGGTGGACAGTTATACGGGGGTGCCTCTGGTTGCCTTAGACCCCGCCGAAAAACGTCTTATTAAAGCGCAAACGGCTGAATACGCGCATGGGTTAAAACACGGTGATAAGGTGTACGTGTGGATGGATATTGACGGGAATAAAGCAGGATTTGAATCTACCGTGCGGATTTTAAGCCCCGCCAAAATCGGCATTACGACCATTCGCAGTGATGGGGAGGCTTTATTTTTCTACAAGGTATATCGGCGTGGAAAATTGGTAAAAACAATTGATACCGCGTACAAAATTTTCCCCATCGGCGCACGGGTTGTTTTACGCCGTGATATCGGCATATATAAAGCGGGGTGGGTGGGGACTGTGTGGCAGATGATTGAGTCCAATGACCCACGCGAAATCGCTGTCCAATTTGATAACATCCATCACTACTGCTATGCCGAATCGGATGGGGAATTCGTTATCAACTTTTGCGAAATTATGGAGGAAAAAGATGAACAAACAGCGTAAAAACGCCACCCAACGGGGGATCGAATGGACAGATTATACATGGAATCCTGTCAAGGGATGTCACCATGCCTGCCGATGGACAATGCCAGATGGCACGGTAGCGGTTTGTTATGCCGAGACCATCGCCAATAAATTTACCCAAGTCTATCCGCATGGTTTTGAGCATCATTATTGGGCACCGAAGGCGCTGGATGAGCCACTCAAGCAAAAAGACCCTGCCAGAATCTTCTTGGACAGCATGAGTGACCTCATGGGAAAATGGGTGCCCTCCGAGCAGATTGAGGCAGTCTTGGATATCTGCCGCCGCGCCCATTGGCACAGCTTCCAACTGCTGACCAAAAACGCACCACGCCTAGAGCAGTTTTCGTTTCCTCCAAATGTGTGGGTGGGGGTGAGCGCCCCACCCACATCCATGTTGGGACATGACCTCAATCTTGACCAACAAAAACGGATTGTTGCCCGTCAAGTTCGTGCTTTGCAGACGATTGATGCAACGGTCAAGTGGATGAGTGTTGAGCCTCTAAGTTTTGATATTGCGCCTTTATTGGTGGATGCTCCGCTAGATTGGGTCGTGATTGGGGCGGCGACCAACGGCTTTAAGACCTACCAACCAGAGGC